CGACCGGCTTCCATGATGCGTCGGCGAATTTGTTTATCGTCTGGGTTAGCGGGTCTGCGTTTTTAATGTCTTCTTTGGAGCCGCTGAACGCGGTAAACGCTGCGCTGATTAACTCGCTGATTCCGTAGGTTGCCGCCGCATTGCCAACACGATTGGTAAATGTTGAATTACCGCTATTCTGCCCATTCGCCGCCGTGCCGCCAAAACCTATGACAATCTCGTTAAATGCCGCCTCTGCCAGCATCTTCTTAATCATGGCGCTAAAGCCGTCGGAGATGGTATCCATGCTGGACTTGCCGTCCACGACCATCGCCGTGAATATGTCGGACATAGAATCTGTCAGGTGCGACCACATTTGCTCTTGCTGCTGTGCCGCTTCCTCTTGCCGCTTGGTGGACGCTTCCGCCGCCGCCGCCGCGTCATAGTGTGCGCCCGCTGCCTCGCGTATAGCCGCCGCCTGTTTCTGCGTGATGGCTGTCCCGGCTTCCCGCACAGCGCTGTCAATCTCTTGCTGGCGCGCGCTTTTGCCGAGTTGCTCGGTTTCAAACCTCAGCGAGGCGATGTATTCCTCGGTTTTGGCATTCATCTTGTCCAGTTCGGCACTGGATGAATTGATAGACTTTGTGGCCGCGTCTATCCTGTCCTGCATTTTTTTATGTTCTCTGGCCAGCTTGTCAGCTTCCGCCGCCGATTCTTTTAATGCCTTGGCGTGCTTTTTCTGCGTAGCCTCTGAAATCAGTACAACATTATTCGCTTTGCCAGTCGCCGCCGCGCCTTTTTCGGTTGCCACCGTGTTGACGTTTTGAGCCGCAGTGCCGGCCATAATCGCCTTTGCTTCTTTATCGTAAGCCGCATTCAGCGCGTCCAATTCTTTCTGTAACTTCGCGACAACCTCGGGATGCACCCGCCGCTGGCTTAGTGCGGTGTCCAGCTTCTTGGTGACATCGTCGATCTCCTCGCCAATCTCTACAAGGTTCTGCTTTGTCTCCATCCCAAAAAACCACGCCAGCGCTGCAGTGGCTTTTACGGCCCAATCGGTTGCGGATATTAAGCCGCCCACGATTGCGTCAATGGATTCCTTGATTTGAGGATCGGCTAACGTCTCGGACAGCTTGTTGATATTCTCCACCATGCCGCCGGATGCCTCGCTCGACACCTCGAACAATTCACCGAAATTGTTTTTCAGTCCTTCCAGTGCGCCGCCCAGGGTATTGCGGGCCGCTTCCGCAGAGCCCTCGAAGCGCTCTTCCATCTCCGCAAGGATAAAATTCTGCGCGGCTGCGGTGTCGCCCATTTCCACCATCGCCCGGATGGTATCTTTTTCCGATTCCGTAAAGACAACGCCAGCACGCGCCAGCTTCAGCATTCCCTTTTCTGGCTCTTCCAGCGCCTTGCCTACCAGCTTGGCCGCCGAGTTGACATCGATCTTCATTGCCGTGGCAAAGTCCAAAACATTCTTGGTTGCCCGGTCGAACGTGTCGCCCTTGATTTCCTTGAATTTCAGCAGGAGGGATTCGACACCGATTACCGCTTCATCGCTGTAGGTCGTGGTTTTCTGTAGCGCATTTGCCGTGCGCTGCAATTCCTCGGAGGACTTGCCCGCCGCCCCGCCCGTGGCCTGCAGCGTGGAGTTTAATTGGGCTATGGCATACTGGCTTTCGGAGGTTTCCTTGATCACCTGGCGTAACAGCAGTCCACTCAGGGCAATGCCCGCCGCACCTACCGCCGCGCCCATCTTGGCCGCAGACGAGGCCATGCTGCCAAATCCACTGGCCGCGCTGGCGGAATCTGACTTGATTTTGGCCGTCGCCTTCGCCGTTGCGCCTTCGAGTTTCTTGATTTCCTCAGAGGTCAGGTCGATAGCCTTTACGGCACCGCGACTGTCGCCGGTAATCAATACGCCGAATGAAGTACTAGCCATTTAACACACTCTCCAAATCCTTGCCCATGTACGCCATGATCGCGCCTAACTCCAAATACCTGACGTAATTGATGGTGTCCTGATTTTTGCACTCCATGACGCCAGCCAACGCAATCACAGCGGTATAGTCCAGTCCTGTGCGATGGCCTGTTGGCGACATGCGCCATTGTGTCCCGCACATCTGAAACAGCTCAAACGCGGCCCAGCATTCATCATTGATAATGCAGACGGAGCCGCGCAGCCGCTCTTTCCACCAATCGGGGACATTTTCATCATCATCAGCCGGTTCATCGCTCACGCCCCGCGCATAGATAAACCCGGCCTCTATCAGTTTTTTGAGTGCGCGCTCGGTTGCTGCATTTGTGCCGCATTCCATCCGCGATACAGGGCGCTTAAATACCCGTAGATGGACAATGCCGCCTCAAGGTTTTCGTCATTGAAAGGAACCTCACCGCCCTCACCCTGTAACTTACTCCAGCCGATCAGGTCATCGCGGAGGATGTTTTTCATTTTCTCCCAGCCTGTTGGCGCATCGTCGGCCAATGCCTTGGATACCTCATCGGCAATTCTGGAACTTTCGCTCCAATCCCTGCGCTTATAGGTAGCAGAGAAGCGGATCTTCTGCCCTTCAATTTCCGCCACGGTGTTAGTGGTAAATTCGTCCTTTGAACCTTTCAATATGCCCGACATAAAATAGCCCTTGAGTGATTGCCCGCATGAATAAAGACGGGGCCGACGCTGCGGGCATACAGACGCCAGCCCCTACCGCTTGCGCGGGTTAGTACGTCGTGATGGTGAATTCGTCGTTACCAGACACCGGCACAAAGGCCAGTGAGCAGGTATAGACGAAAATACCATCCGAGTTGTTTTCGGTGATGTTCGTGATTTGCACAGCTGGCGCGGAAATCTTTACCCGGTTGCCCGCTACTGTTCCGTGAACAAGGTTCATCGCCAGAGTGGTAACGCCTGCATGAGATTCAATGCCGCTCGCAAACCAGTTCTTTGCCGTGGTCGCTTCAAAAACCACCGTGCCGACCGGGTTGCGGTCAGTGATGAAGATTTCCTCAGCGTTGATAATGTTGCGTGCAATCACGTTGTTCTGCATGTCGAGAGAGAAACTTTCAACGCGCAGATCGGTCAATGGCGAGCCTCCCAGGGTAAAGGTTGGCGTGTTGGTATCCGTCACAGCAAGCGGTGAGCTGTAGTCCGTCACGTTAGCCGATAGCACAGCGGTATACGTTGGCCGAGAGTATCGCCCGGTAAAATTGAACGAAAACTTGGGGATATCGCCCTTGTTTAGGGCAATCGACATATTCCCGCGCGCACCGTTAAGCACCTGCTTCTGTCCGTCAATCCATACCCAGTGAGTAATGGACGGGAAAGAGGAAGACAGCGGGGCGTATATCTGACCGGCGCTGGTAGGCGATGCGGGTGTGACCGACATGCCGCAGGCGCGCATGTTCTCGCTCCATGCTGGAACAACCGTTGCCGTTCCCGATCCTGCCACTTCAACGTCGAAACTGACCATGGCGTGCGGGTTGGTATTCACCACCGACTGGCCGCCGAGAGTGGACCGGTTAAGGTTGCGAGAGACGGTCGGGCCGGTATAAGGCGTTAATGCCAGGTTACTGGTCAGCACCGCGTCCGTTCCCGTAGGTGTCGGGTCCGTCGCGTACACGCTCTCGATTTTAGAAAATACGTTCCTGTTTCTGTACAACATAGCTTTACTCTCCCGCCCGTTTTGCGGGCATAAAAAAACCGCCTTTCAGCGGTTGGTTATGGTTACTGCTTTCGTTTAACTTTGTGTCATGTAGTAAGCGTCCCTGTAGACTTCACGCCACATGGATAAGCCTCCTACCCCTTCGATACTTGCCCCGCTGCTGTACTCCATCTCGTGGTGCGAGGCGGATTGTTGCCAGCCCAGTAAGGCGGCCTGTAATTCAGCTTGCAGCGCCACGATGTTGCCTGAAGATGTTACTAATAGAATCGCGTAATCCGCCCTGACAAGCTGCTTGGTGTAGTTGTCAAACGCGGATGACTCGCCATAGCGCGACAACGGATAGACATACGCCGCCGGGAGTGTCTGTGCCGCCGCGCGGATATAGGTATAGGTCAGCTCCATGTGGACTTTGTACAGGTTTTCGCTCTGGTCGAATTCATGGGCAATGTCGGTAATGTCCACCGCTGCCGTGCCCAGTGCTGTTTTAATCGTGCCAACCAGAGTCAGTAGCGCGTCATAGTCCGCGCCCCGCACACTTAACACATACACATCAGAGTGCGTCACGTCATAGCCTTCAAACGTCCCCGGCGAACTGGATACCATCTGATACACGATCGATGGATGCGTCGGGCTTTCCGGCAATTGCAGCGGATACATACGGTTAGAGACGCTGCTTGCCAACAGGGTATACAGCCCCGCCTGTGACGCGACCGGCGTGATATTCCCGCCACCCGGCAATGCCGCGAATACCTGTGCAATGCTCGGACATTGCGTATCAATGCGGGTTACGATCGCGCTAACGTCCATGCTTGGCTATCCACTTTTCAAGGTTGCTGTAAAACAATGATTCAACCTGCCCCTGTGACGCGGAAAATGCGTTTTCCATCCAATGCTGTGCGCGCGAGCCGGGGTGCATGGATGACTTCCTGCCCAATGCTTTGGATATTCTGCGTATCTTTTTGGATTCCAGTGTGTGCGGTTTAGTGCCTTTTTCCGTAAACCAGCCGATATACCCGACTTTCTGTTTCGATACGCCTTTATTCGGCCCCACCAGAATGGCGATTTCCTCGCCTTCCTGCTTTACTATCCTGTCACCGCGACCCGTTTTTACCTTGCGCCCTGGCTTTGCAATCGTCCTGTTAATGGATTGCTCTAATCGGCTTCCTGTTGTTCTGGGGTCATCCGGCGCGGCTGCTTTCATTGCAACCACCAGCGGCACGGCAGAAGCCCGAAGCGCTGATCTCACACCCTTCTGTTGCAGGTCACGCGACAGGCTCCGCAGCGTGTCGATAGATGCCTGCTGGTTTTGTATTGCTACGTCAATCATTCAACGTGCCTCAGCCGTAACAGCATTTCACGGTTCTGCATGTTCAGGTTTTCAGGAGGCGTTGCCACTTCATAGGTCACGCCGCTGATCACCGCCCTGTGCAATGGCACGATGTCGGAGCGA